AAACACAGCTCAAAAACAACGGCGCGTGGTTGACCCAGATCGGCAATATCATCAGGCTGACCTTTGTGCCTGCTTTTGATATCGCCGAGAAAATTTTTACCGGATTTTCTGACTTGCTGGGTTCATTTGGGGGTGGGGTAGCGACACCCTTTGGTGATGTTATCCGGTCGGGCATTGGCACAGCCCTGGCGTTTATTTCTCCCATCGTCCTGGCCGTGGGCAACACGTTCCTCAACCTGGCCCATGCCGTGGGCGACAATATGCCGTACCTGAAAGATTTTGCCCAGCTGATTCTAGTGAGCATCGTGGAGGCTTTCAAAACTGTTGGCAAGGCCATCAGTGAGGTTGTCGATGCGTTCTCTGGCGTGGCTGACGCCATCAGTCCCGTAGGCATGCAATTCAAGCTCGATCTGCCTGCTATCCGCGACTTTGCCTACTGGCTCTCTGACGGTATCACCACCGCAGCCAAAAATATGGCCGCAGGCATCCGGGCAGCTGCCCCAACGCTCAAGGAAATTGCCGAATTTCTGGGTGGTGTGGCTGTGACGGGAGCCAAGGTGTTTGGTGAGGTTATGAGCTGGCTTGGTCCCGTGATCAAGCAGGTGGCGGGCATTGTTGGTGGGGAACTGTCGGCCAACATTAAGTTTGCGGTGACCTGGGTCAAGACTGACCTGTACCCGGCGTTTCTCTCCATCCTGCCTTCCATCATGAGCTTTGGCAAGATCATCGTGACCGAGGTGGTGCCTGCCCTGGCCAAAATCTGGGCGGCGGGCCAGCAAGTCGCCCGCGCACTTTTGCCTATCCTGATCCAGGCATTCGAGATTCTGGCACCCATCCTGGTCAAGGTTGGAGGTTTTTTGATCAACCAATTGGGCCAGGCTCTGCATTTCATCATGCCCTACCTGGTGAAGGCCGCAGAGGCGGTGGCCAAGTTTGCCCAGGAATTTGCCGTGCGAGCTGCCCCCATCATGAAGTGGCTGGGGGAAAATCTGCCCAAGGTCCTGGCGCAGCTGTGGGCTATTTGGGAGCCGATCTGGAACGACATCAAGGGCTTGATCGGTCAAGTGTGGGGCTTTGTGGCTGATACGATTCGTATCGCCTGGGACCTGGTGTCCGGCATTATCCTGGTGGGTCTGGACGTTCTGTCTGGCAACTGGGGGCAAGCCTGGACCGATATCCAAAATATGTTTGGCGATATCTGGAGCACCATTGGGGACCTGATTCAGCGCTGGTGGGGCGTGATCACCGGGATCATCAGCACGGGTATTGACGTGATCAAAAGCTTCTTCGTGGGTCTGTGGAATGACCTGGTGGGCCACTCGATTGTGCCTGATATCATCAACGGCATTCTTGACTGGTTCGGCAAAATCGGCACCGAGGTGGCCCAGGCCGTCCAGGCCGGGTTGAGCGTCATCACCGGATTTTTTAACGATTTTCTCTCTGGGGTGGGTCAGTTCGGCGCCAATATCATCTCCGGTATCATCTCCGGTATCCAGGGGGCCTTGGGGAACCTGGGCGCGACCATGAACAACGTCATGAGTTTCATTGGCAGCTTCCTCCCCCACAGCCCGGCCAAACGGGGGGAGCTGGCCAATTTGCCTCTGTATGGCCCGGCGCTGGTGAAGGGCGTGGCCAGCGGCATTCTGTCTTCGGTGTACCTGCTGGCTCCGGCCATGGCTGCGCTCTCAGGCGGCATGGCGGTGACTGGCGCGGTGCGCCTGGGCACAACCAATGCGGCTATTCTTCCTATCGGGACGGGCCAGCGCATCCCGTACGCGGCAGCAAACACGCCGGGAGGTGGGCAGCCCATCGTGGTTCAGGTGAACATGGATTCCAAACAGCTGGCGGAGTACGTCGGACGGGCACAGTCAACCATCATCCAGCTGCGCACAGGCACGCGGCAGTGGTAAGGAGCAAGCAGCAATGACGGTGAGTGTGACGGTGGCCGGGGCTGCGGTCCAGGTGCTCCAGGGCAGCCTGGCCATCAATGATACGCTGGACCAGCGCAGTACCTGTACCTTTGCGGTCTACGATGCTGCCGGAACCAGTACGTATGTCTACGGGTCCCAGGTGGTGGTCAGCGATTCGGTGCTGGGGACCCTCTTTGCGGGCTATCTGTTTGATGCCACCAAGACGGCCATGCCGCCCAATAGCGCGGTCGTTTCCGTTATCCAGTGCATGGATCAGCACTACCTGGCCGATAAACGGGTCTACTCCGCTCGCAAAGAGAAGGTCGGGCTGTATTCTGGCGATATCGCCACGTCGCTGTTGGGCGACTATCTCAACGCAGAAGGGGTGACCGCCAAATACGCCCACCGCAACGACACCAGCCAGTCTGACTTTGCCGCAGGCACGCTGACGAATACGGTGGCGACATCCAACTTTAACAATGGCACCCTGGAATTGTCTCCGGCTGGGACCACCGTGACCAAGACTGAGGCCAGTACCGCTGACTTCAATACCAACTTTTCCATAAGCAACCTGGACACCAGCAACAATACGCTCAAGCTGGCCTCGGTCTCTGCGCTGCAAATGACAGGCTCATGTGGCAACAACTTTGGCAACGCGTTTATCTACCAGACCATTTGGAGCGGCAGCTACGCGATTGTGAGCGGGGACACCCTCACGTACAGCGTGTGGATCAATTCCAGCTCTCCCCAGGTCATGGCAGGGGCAGATGGCGTGTGTACGGATGGCAGCACGATCCGCGACTTCAGCAGTGGCAACCTGGCGGACCAAAACGGCCTGAAAGCGCACCCCAACGCGGACCTGTCTGGCTTTGCCAACGACCAGTGGTATTCCCGTCAGATTGATCTCACCGCCATGGCGGGCAAGACGCTCAGCTTTTCCACCATTGCTTTTGAGGGAGACAGCGGCGGGGCCGCCTATTTCCGCGACATTCTCATCAAGAACGGCGTGACCACCAAACTGGTCATCTACCAGGGCACGGGTCCCAGCGCCAGTATCGTGCAGCCGAACAAGAATAGCCTGGTGCGCAGCAATGGGTACAGCCAGGTGGTGATCAAGCCCATCATTGCCTATGAGAGCGCGGGCACGCGCACGGCCAACCCTACCACCATTGCCGCAGCGGGAATCTATCGCACGAGCCTGATCTCCTGGACGGCAACCCAGGCTGTCGATGCTTCTGGCGCGACGGTGGGGGTGCTGGCGGCGGCCACCAGCATCGATGGTGGAGCCACCTTCCAGGGGGTTGCTAACTTTGGCACGCTGGCCAACCTGTTGCCGGGGGCTTCCCTTACGTCCAAAAACGCGCAAACCCAGATTATTCTGATCAATCTTGGCAAGGACCCGCTCTACACGCCGACCTTGACCAACATTACCTGGACGGTGCAGCCCGCGTATGTGGCAACAAAAAGCGACACCAGTACGACCTATGACACCCAGGCGCAGTTTAACACCGGAACCAAGACCAATGTGACCGCTGAGGCGGCAGGTGATATCGTCATCACGTCCTACCAGAAAAACTGGGATGATGCCTCTATCGCCAACCAGACGCTTTTTGGCGCCGCTTCGCCCAAGATGGACACCTTCAAGCGTCAGGCGGCGCTGACGACAGGCGCCAATGCTGACGTCAAGGTGCGTCTGGACGGGGCGGGCAACTGGCAGGACTTTACCGCCAGCGTGGATATTCAGATCACCTCTGCCAGTATCTGGAGCGGCATGGTTTACCGGACGACCAGCTGGGTCAACGGGCGGGACACGTTTGCTTATAAGGTAGATGTGAATTTGTCGGGCATCTATCTGGGCAAGGCCACCAACGGTGGGGCGAGTTCGTCCTCAACCCTGGCGTCAGCAGCTTTGTCCTTAACAGCGGGCGACTGGCATACCCTGACGGTGGTGGTGGCGGGCAACGTGCATACGGCCTATCTGGATGGGGTGCAGTACTTCAGCTTCACCGACAGCTCGTCTCCCTATACCGCCACAGGCGGCGTTGGCCTTATTCTCAATAACAGTACGGCGGGGACGGTCACCAGCTACTTTGACAACTTTGGCGTCATGGTCACTCCCGGCATTATTGGCAACAGCCCGGCTCCCCAGTGGCTTTCTCCCTCCATTGCCCTGGGCAGCATCACGGTGGGCAATTCCATGGTGTATTGGGACGCCTCCACGCCTGGAGGCAGCACGGTGGTGGTGTCGGCTTCCGTCAATGGCGGGGCGTTCAACACGTGTACCAACGGGGCGGTGGTTCCTGGCCTGACGGCGGGGACGGTGCTGGTCACCGGAACGGTTCAGTACAAGGTCCAGCTGCAAAGTCCGGTGGCCAGCCTCACGCCCCAGGTCAACGGGCTGACTTCCTGGGTCTTGAGCGCATACAACAGCACGGGCACCCGTGTGTCTCCGGTGGTGTCGCTCAACCCGGTGGGCCTAGTGGGCAACAGCCTGATTGGCTGGACCTCGTTCCTGCCCACGGGCACAACCCTGGGCGTAGACGCCTCGCCTGACGGCACCACCTGGACTGACGTGACCAGCAGCAATGGCGGATCTATCCCTGGCTACACCATGCAGCCCGACCCCTGGCTGGACACCTTTGGGCCAACCGACAACAGCGCCCAGTACACGGCGTCATTCATGAACGCGGGAGCGGCGGGCACCTGGGCGCTCAATACCACGACCATGCAGCTGACGGGAAGCGGAGGTACCGACGCCACCTACCTCTATAACCCCCTGAGCTTTAAAGACGGCTACGTTGAGGTGGACCTCAATTACGCTGATGTCGCTGGCATTGGCCTGCGCTGGCAAGATGCTTCCAACAGCTATTCCATCAAGGTGCGTGACGACACCAGCAGCGCTCCCCAGCAGACCATTCAACTCTTTAAGAATGTGGCAGGCACAAAGACCCAAATTGGTTCTAATGCTGCCATCACCTTCAAGCGCGGCACGTACCACCGTCTGCACCTGGAATGCACAGGCACCACCATCAAGGTGCTCTTTGACGGAGCGCAGGTCATCAGTATTACGGATAGCTCTGTGGTAGGCCCAGGTAAGTCTTTTCTCTATGAGAATGTGAAGATCCAGGCATTTAACTTCCGCGTCCAGCAGTACGGGGATGACCTGACGGGCAAAAACGTCTACACGCGCCTGCGCCTGGGCAGTACTGACCCCACGGTGACGCCGTACGTGGCGGACCTCTTCACCTCCGCGCACGCCAGCAATATCGGCAAGGGCGTCCTGGTGCCCATCACCAACTACAGTCTCTACAATGGGCAGTCCAAGTCTGTTTCCCAGTGCTTTGACGACCTGGCCCAGAAGTCCAACTACTGGTGGAACATCAAGAATAAGATCCTTAACTTCCAGCCACGCGTGGCGGTGCCTGCTCCGTACCCGGTCGCCACGGCAAACGGTGACTATCTGGTGTCGGGTCTCCAGTCATCCAACAGCAGTCCGCAATACATCAATAAAGAATATGTCCAGGGCGGGATCGACACCGTCAACCGCATCGATATCCTCAAGGGCGATGGCCTGACCCAAGCCTGGTCGCTCAGCAACCCGGTGTCCACGCTGACGACAATTGCGGTCAATGGTGTGCAAAAGAGCTTTGGTGTCCTCAGCGTGGACACCGGGAAAGACTTTTACTACACGATAGGCAGCAGTGTTATCTCGCAGGACCCCAACGCCATTCCGGTAACGCCTGGCTTTAGCATCAATGTCAATTACAAGGCTCAGATTGCCGTGGTGGAGATGTACCAGGACGCCACCGAACAGACCAACTACGCGGCGATTGAAGGGGGCAGCGGCATTGTCGAGTCGATTGTGAGTCTCACCAGCCTGAATAAGGCTGCGGCTGACCTCCAGGCCCAGAGCGACGTGACCAAGTACAAAGCCCGTGGGCGCACCTTTGTGTATGAAACCCTGCGCTCAGGGATAACCACGGGGCAACTGGTGGCGGCGTGGTGCCCGGAGTTTGGCCTGACCAATGCGCAGATGCTGGTCTCCAAGCTGGATACCACCTACTATTACAACGCCCAGGTCGGGGACTATCAGCCGCGCTATAAAGCAGAGCTGGTGGAAGGACCGATCATTGGGGACTGGACAAAGCTGCTGGCGTACGGAGCCAAACCCAAAGGCAAGTAATACCCCAGCAAAAACGCGCTGAGCGGCGATTCTCGCGGTTTTTTGACGCGAGAGGTCGTATGAGATGGGGCGGAAAAAAAGAACGTGTAAACGCGAGAAAAGAGGAGATGACCGTGGATGTAGAAGAGCGCATGGATAGAATCGGCAGGGCAGCCTACGCGGGGGAACTGGCAGCCATAGACGTACGCAA